ATTTCTTTTCTGGATCATTATAGTCAACAGTGTACTTTGTCGTAACAAGTGTACCTTCATAGATTGGAAGGTTTGAAAAAATAAGAAGTCCGTTAGTTTGTGTTGTTGTAACATCTTCATTGACAACGAAACCATAAGTGGAGTTGTTAATAGAAGTTGTGAACTTTGTACCCTTGTTAATCGTCAAAGATGGTAGTGTGTTATTATTTACTGTGACACCAACTCTTGCAATTGGAGCTCTTGCTGAACGAGGAGTGTATCCCAATTCTTTTGCTTTGGAAACAACAGAACCACGAGTAGTCGCAGAATCCAAGAACATTTCATTTGCAGCAAAGTTAGCATTCATTGCAAGGTAATGAGTATTGTACGCCAACAAATCAATGAGAGCAGATAAACCAGAACCCTCAAAATTATAGTCAGCAAATTCAGACTGACCTTTCATGTATGTTTTTAGGTTAGTTTTGATGTTATCGAAATCTAGTTCCGTAACTTCTAGTTTTGATTGATGTGCCATCTTATCTTAATCTCTCTAAAAATAGGTTTACTGTCTGGACACCAGATGGAGAGTTGCGAACAAAAAATTCTATTGTCACCGTATATGCATTTTCATCTAATCTTGCTTTTGAATTAATATTAATAAGTTCCACTCTAGGTTCAAAGTTTTCAATCACATCTTGAATATGTCTTGAAAGAATGTCCTCTATGATTGGGCTGACTGGTTCAAATAAGACTGCACGAACATTTGAACCAATCTCTGGATGAAATGGCCTCTCATAAAAATTAGTGTTGATAAGATTACGAACACTTCTTTTCACTGCTTCAATATTAGTAAGTTTTGTAATGTCACCAGTTAAGGGGTGTGCAACAAAGTTAAGGTTCAAGTCTGAAAAGACTTGAGCATTTCTATCTGAATTGTTTGTTGCTTCTGCATCACGAAAAGCAGTTGGATTAACAGCCATTAAAATCTCCTCATTTGTATTTATAACGAAACTACAGAACTACTAACGATCTGTTTTTGATATGCTCTTCTTCAATATCATCTTTGGATTGACCATGATATGCAACTGCATGATGTTCTTGAATCATCTTGTCATTCAGAATTGTTCCATCATCAAGTTTGAACTTGCCTAGGATACGTCCATACTTTCCTGTTGCATCCTTTACAGTTACAAGAGTTTGAATAGACCCGATAGGCATGTGAGACTTCACATACTCCTTAGATGCAAGTCCATATTTCTTTTCTTCCAAATCTCGTGTTCTAGATTCTGGTGTATCAATTCCATAGAAACGAATTCTTTGTTTACGAAGCCATACACCAAACCCCAAGTCGATATCAACGTCTGTTGTGTCACCATCAACCACTCTTAAAATTTTACATTTATATTCATACATTAATTATCCCCCAGCGGACACAGTTGGTGATCCAGAAGCAGACGCATTCGGCACCCAACTCCCATGCCCACCAGTTGCATCTCCTTTACGATGAACTCCAATTCCATTGACAAATACTGTCGCACTCCCACCAACCGCTGGATCTCCACAAGAAGTTGTATCACCAATCCGAACAGTCTTTGCACCATTTGTAAATACATTAGGTGAACCAGAAGCATATGCAGTTTGGTGAAATGGATTGGGTGTTGGACTTGCATGACCAATGTGAGTATCTAATCCAACTCTGGTAACTTCAGGCATTAATATCTCCTACGCATACAACTGATAGAATTTGCCAGCATCCCCATATCTTCTGTGATTATAGAATGTGAGAATTTGAAGTCTGTTTGAACTATCTTTAACTGATATGTGTAACCAAGGATTCCCAGAGCCACCAGATTGATATTCTAAAATAAACTGATCGTGCGGTACATTCTCACGAACCCAAAGTGCAATGTCATAATACTCTGACTTTGTTACACCACTGAATTGCATATCTGCGGCTTGTCCTCTTTCATGTTGAGATGTTCCGCTTGCTGGTCTGAAACCAGATGTGATAAACATATTTGGATACTTTGTCTTAATAGGATCAAGAACATTAACCGCAAGAACCTTGAGGTTGTTAATTATATCTTCAACCTTCAATCCATGTTGCTCTCTGATACGATGTCCAAACACAGCATTCTTAGACAAGTCTCCCAACTTAAAGTGTGTTGACAACTGTAATCCGTAATCAATAGAACCGTCTGAAAGTTCAACTTGTTCCACACTACTTACTGAAGTGTTTCCAGCAGCAACAGAAGATATGTTAGAACTTTCCCCTGTCTCAGAAGAATGTTCTTCATTAATAGATGGTACTAGTGGAGTTGCAACCAATCTTCTTGCCGCACTTTCCGTATTGTATTTACCTTCAAGTGCATTATAGGAATAGTCAGAGAATGTTGTTGGTAGAAACTCACCTCTAGTGACGGCGGCCTTCAAATCATCTACACTATATTCAACATCATCATCACCCATGAACTTTTGTTCCGAAGGCAATTCACTTCTTATTTTTGCAGCAAGTATAATTGCTTCTGGTGGTGCGGTAATATCTTCACCTTCTTCATACTTTGCAAATCCACGAGAGTCTTTGAATTCAATGTCTGGAACTTTAGTATAACTTGATGGAGAAGCAGCACCTAAGTTTAAGTCAATGGTTGCGCCTCTCATATCTACTGCACCAGAAACATCCAAGTTCATCTTGCCTGCTTCTACACCAATAGCCATGTCACCATTGGACAGTAAGTCATAGGTTCCACCATGAAATTGTGTCGCAGCACCATCAGAAGATACTGCGTATGTTCCTTTAATGTTTGTCAGATAGTCTCCATCAACATTGCAATAGAAATCTGCCTGTGTCTGTAGTTTCATATCCGACACAGATGTTGCAGTAATGTTTTGTTGTGCAGTAATCTCTGTAGATTCATTTGAGTACATGCGAATGTTCTTGCCCGCATGGAAGGTAATATTCCTTCCAACATTCCAAGTCATGTCCTCATCTACTTGTCCGTTGACAGAACCACGCACATAGAGATTGGTGTTACCGTCAACATATAAGTCTACGTTACCCCGAACACGAACCTTCTTGTTCTTGTGAACAATCTCATAGTCCTCACCAATAATCTTTGTAACCTTAGTACCGTCTGGATGAACCTCATAGAATGTTCCGCTACGATGATACTCATGTATCCGTTCATGGCCTGGCGTATCATCAAACTCTTGAATATGTCCAGACTCAGTTTCCTTTACATGGTTGAAAGGATACTGTGCATTGTAAGGTGTCTTTGGTTCGCCAGTCAGATCATCAGTTCGTGTTCTCTTAAAGTTCACCACTGGATGTTGGTTTACCAAATCATTTACTGCAAGTCTATTTGTGTCAACTTCATTCACCCTACGAGGATAGTATGAACGAGGATCAGCAAAACCATTCAAGCTCTGTTGCGTAGAAACAGTTACACCAATCTCCGTACCCGCTCTTGGTGGTTCTTCAAAAATGATTTTGTTTTCTTCAATTTTATATGCCATGTTATGTTACCTGTGTGTTAATTCCAACAGAAGAAGCATACTCTGCAATACTCTGTGAACCACCTCTTACTGATGAAGGAACTCTACCAGAAAACTCTGATGGATAAAAGTGTCCAACGTCATTGGGAATATCATTCTTCAGTTTATATGGTGACATTCCATTTCTTGCCATCACTGTATAATTGTCTCCGCTTGTACCAGTATCATATCTTCCGTTAGGTAAAAAGATTTGAAGGTCAATTGCACACGCAAAATTGTGGAATGAACTTCCTGGCGATGCAGCTCTGTTTGTTGTTCGTCCAGACTGATAGTCGTTGTAAAGTTTTCTTTGTTCGTTCAACGATCTATATCCGTAACCAATACTGAAATCATAATCTGGATTCTGATTAAGTAGGTTTATGATACCCTCTGCGAAACGATCACGAACCCAAGGAACAAGAGTATTAATCTTACCAGCAGTGTTTGTTGCGTACCGTGATCTACCGAAGTCTGCGGCCGTCCATGTTCTTCCACCAGAAAAATCTGGTGCTGAGGATTCTGTATTCAATGGAGAAGATGGTGGAACATTTGTAGGAACATCTGATTCACCATCTCTTGTTACAAGAACAGTTGCATCCAGTGTGGGGGCTGGTGTGGTGAACTCTGTGGTTGTACCATCCGCAATAATAGAAACAGTCTGCACACTTCCAGCAGGCCTTGTCTGTGCGTCAGAGTAATCAAATGGTGCGCCCGCTTGAGGCGCCGCAGAAGAGTTAAGTCTGCCTGGGATTGTACCAAATACCATAGGTTCTTGCATGTAGTCTGGATCACGCCAGAAACCAATCACCCATGTACCTTCAATAGGCCCTGTTGGTGAGGAACCGATACCACCAGATGACGCAGAGTTTGCTGGTTGAATACAGAACGCCCATGGCAAATCAGCAGTAGGAAGTTTTGTTTTATCCTCTGTATGATATCCAAATACACGAACACGAACTCTACCAAGTGCTTGGGGGTCGCCTCTATCTTCAACCACACCAATCCACCAGATAAATCCGTCACGCCCAGCAAAATAAGAAAGTTGTTGTTCCATGCAGTATCCTCTTTCAAGTATTTATACTGCACATACGAA